GCATTTGGATCACCTAGTTGCTCTAATACATCCATTAATTTAACAATATTTCCCTTTTTATCTGCGTTATCTACTTGCCAAGCAATAACCTCTTTAATCATGTCTGCATTGTATGCTTTCCAAAAAGCGTTTTCTTCAATTACTTTTTGATCTTCAAATGTAATTGTAGTTTTTGGCGCTCCTAAATCTAAAAATTGTAAGTAGGTTAATGCTTCTTCACCTGGTTTTAAACCCTTTTTGTAGTATTCAAATTCTTCAATACTGTTTACTTCGTTTTGTGTAATATTGAGAAGCGCTAATTCATGTGTTGGTATTTTGTCAGCACCACCATATATTTGTTTAAGATTATCATATTTTGTAAATTTTTCTGCTAATGTACTTGGCTTTTTCTGAGACATAGTTATTGCATCTGTTGGGGATATAATGCCTTTTGAGAGCATATTTATGATGTCTGTTCGACCATTTGGATATTCATCTGTTACTGAATTTTTCAACCAATCTATTGTGTCAGTAGTTTGTTTTGTAAGTTTTGCTTTTGCAATGCTATCATTAATAGTTGTTTGAAAACTAGCCGCTAAATTATCACTCGGATTTAAACGCATTGAGTTAAATCCCATGCCTAATCTAGCAACTTGTTCTTGGCTCATACCTTTAAACAATTCATTGCTAATACCAGTAACCATACCACCAATACCACCGAAAACTCCTCCACCTTGTGACTGTGCTTGTGGTTGTGCTTGTGGTTGTTTATCTTCGTCATCCGATCCTAACAAACCACCTTTGCCTAATTGACTACCAATCAAGCCACCGATCAACATTTGCCCTAATCCAAAACTAGCCATTAGTTACCTCCTGTGTAACCTGATGCCCCTAAACTTAGGTAATCAAATAAACCTGGTGTTTTCGTTTCTGTTGTGTTTTTATACATAGCATTATTCAATGGTGTAGCGTTTAAAGCATTTGTCAAATAACCAAGACCAGCCGCTGGGTGTCCTGTGTATTGATTAAACTTATTCGTAGCATTGTCCATTACCATTTGCTGTAGTGCTTGTTGCATTGCACCTTGTTGTGCAAGGTTTTGGTTAACTTGTTGCCCCATGCCAAAGCCAAGATTAGATAACTGACCTAGTTGATTAGCAGCTCCTAGTCTCTGTCCTGCTCCTGATAAATCAGCACTTTGGTTAGCCAACTGACCTTGAAGATTAGTATTTATATCTTGCATAGCCGCTTGTTGTGCATTACCATAATTAGCTTGTCTCAGTCCTGCTGATGATTTAGCGAGTTGTTCAAGTGACGATCTACCTAACTCAGCACCTTGAATACCATGTCTTGATCCACCGAATGATTTTGCCGCTTGTGCCTGAGATGATAATTCGTTAAGTCCTATCTGCGCCCCTCTTAGTATGTCAGCTTCATTTTGCTTAATAACTGCATCTGTATAAGGGTTCATATACGGTGCTAGATTAGTAGTAGCTAACTGATTTGGTGTTACAGATAATGGTGTATAACCCATACCTGTAGCAGTTCCCATACCCGCACCTTGAATACCCTGTGCGGCTAGGCTATTTATGTTTGGTGGTGCTGTTTGCCCACCTGGTAATGGTGATCCTGCCATTTTTATCTCCTATCGTTTCCTATCATTCAATAATAATCTCCAACCTGCATCTGATACTGGATGACTAACATTTGTTATGCCACCACCTGCATTTTTAACTGACGATCTCTGATGTGGGTTACCACCTTGTTGTGTTCTGTCAGCAAAGAATTTTTGTGTATCTCTATCATATTGTTCTTTTTCAAATGGGCCGCGCATTATTAATGACGGCTCAACTACTTTTTTGAGCGATACCCCGCTACTATTTCGTCTATCGGTCTACTAACAGGTGTCGGTGTAGCACCTTTGCTATCTAATCTGCTAGTTAAACCACCACTAGAGTGTGGATTCCCTTGAGATACATATCTAGGTGTACCTCTTGTTCCATAGCTTGACATTGCTTTATCCATAGCTGCTACTCTTTCAGCTTCTGCTTTTGCTAATCTTTCACGTTGTCTTTCACGAGCTGCGCCACCTCCACCTTCAACGCTTCTTCGAGGGCCGCCCATCGGTGTGTAATATGGCTCACTTGTTGGATCGTATGGTTTACTTGGATTATGAGAAGGACTACTAGCATTACCTCTAAAACGACCTCCACCACTATTTCTAGCTGCATTTAACTGTGCCATAGCTGGTGCGCCAAATAACGCTTCATATTGTGCTATTGCACCTGGTTGTTGTGCTTTTGTTTCAGCAAGTGCTTGATCGTATAGTGGCATTGACGAATAACCTTTAAATCCACCATCAAATGTAGTTGGTGTTGGCATCTGACCTTCAGCAGTCATTGTACTATTAGGATCAAGTAAGCCAAACGCTTTAGCTGTTGCAATATTGTTATTCATTGCCGCATTTTGCACATCATTAAAAGCCGCAATCTCTGCGCCACGATAAGGCATATACTCAATTCGCTGAACATCTTCAGCACGTTGTAAGTTCCTAATCGCTGGTTGTTTTAGCCATTCAGGTAAATCTTGCTCTGTTTTACTTTCATTTTTTCCACCTTTTCCACCACCACTACTCATGTCAAAACTCCTTTAATAATGTTGTGAATTGCTCTTTCCAACCCCTAGAAGCTAAAACTTTTTTCCAACCTCTACGACCAGTAACAGTCATACCATCACAACCTTGCTGTTTACCCCATGCCATTGCATCATCATGCATATCGGTAATTTGTTCTATTCCTTGCCCTTGATCCCCACCTGCTAAGAACACATGAAGAACCTTCTTATTAGGATACACTACTATTTCAGTTACTGCACAACCGTTTGCACCTAACCATAGCTGAAAGTTTCCACTCATTATCCCATCAACTATGTCTTTAAAGTCGTGAGTATCACCACCTTTGTTTAAAGCTGACTGTATCCAGTCTTTACATCTTATCAATTCTTCTTCTAAACTCATGGATCGTATTTTAGTTTAACCCAAGCACCGTTCTTACTTACAACAACAGCATTTTGCGCTTCATCCCACATCAAAATACCATCCTCTACAGCTTTAGAACTTGAGTCTTTAAATTGTAATTTACTTCTTGTGTTCATAAGAAACTTATTAACACGCTCTCCCCATGATTTCCAATTCTCACCTAAAGGTGGTGGAGGTGTAGCTAAACTCATCGCCTACCACCTGCACTTGCTTCTATTCGCATAATACCTGACCTCCAATCGGTATTTCCTACACCTTGAACCTTAATGCGTACTTGTCTACCCTGAAACCTAACATCTGTTGGATTACTAAGAGTAAATGCACCATGAGATGTCTCAGTAGCATTAGGATAAAATCTTGTCTTAAATGTAACTTCTACTTGTCCTTGCGTTTTCTCGTCAGGGATAAGCTGTGTTACTTTCATAATACTATCACCATTGCCTAAACTAATTGCACCTGATTCAGCGTATGGTTTTGTTGATCCATGTGTAGTACCTGATTCGTGATTATATAGATTTCCACTAGCATCTGCCCATATTGGCTTGTTGAATACACCTTGATCTACACCTGCTGTACGATCTAAAACTCCAACATTCCAATGATTTTCTTTATAGTCAAGTGAAATATATCTATCGTTTTCATTTGAACTACTTGATGGATAGAACCACCATATCTCGCCATGTTGAGCATTGTGTACTGCATAAACTTTGCTTATTTGTGAATCATTAATGTCATCGAAAACATAATCTAGTGCTTCACATGGAACTTCTGTTGCAATAGAGCCATCAAAAGAGAAAAACCCTTTCTTGCCCATCCAAAATGCTCCCTCATCAATTGCGACAGCAGCTTTCCTTGATGCTACACCACAAGCTGTACCAACTCTCTCGAAACCATAAACAAATGGCGCACCTGAGTATGTCGCTATATGCGCATCATTATCTGTGAGTATTAAAGTTCTTCCTCTCATACGAACACCACACATAATTTGTCCAGTTGTCTGTAATTCAAAATCACCTGCTTGGTTTGTAGCTGATGCAGTCCATGTCGTATTATTTTCTTGATCACACCATTGCACTTTACGAGGATTTCCACCTGCACCAAGTGCCATAACAAACCTTTCTTCAGTTACAACCATTGATTTATTGCCTGTTGGTGCATTCGCAACTACTTGTGCAGTTACACCTGTGTTTAATTGCCATTCATATAACTTACCATCTTTTGATGAACAAGCCATAAGGTATTCACCCCAAGTATCTAATGCCCAAGTTGTAGCTTCATGATAAACACCTGAACTTGTTGGTTGTCTACCATAATTGGTGAGTCCATAAAAACCTCCACCATAACCTAAGTTTGTATAGGCATCCTCTGAACCTGATGTCAATCCTGAAGGTGTTATGTCATAAACTGTATGTGAGGGATTTACATAGTATAGTTTATTGTAGGTTGCTCCTGCTAAATAAGAGTCTGTTGTATTGTCTAACCAAGAGATCATTGCCCTTGGTGCCGCTGCAAATGCACTTGCCTTTCTAGTAGTCCATCCACCTATAGGTCTTAATGATCCATCATGCCATCTAATTAAAGAAGCATCTCTCCATCTATTCGAGGACTCAAAGTCCGTTCCGTTTCGATGTATTCCTGGTGGTAATTGTAGTGGTATTAATGCCATAATATTAAGCCGCTATCTCTGTCCATGTTACTGAATCGTTAGTAATAATTTCCCATTTTTCTCTACCTATTGTAGCTGTGCCTGATGTAGCACTAACAACACCTGATGTACTTTGCATTCTATTACACGTTGCTGTATTTGTAGCTAATGCTTCCAATACAATACTGCCTTGGAATATTTTTTCTGAATCACTTGTCGCACTAGAGTTAACAGAGTTGTTCGGAGTTGTTGTTGCACCACCCATGCTTGGGTGAAATTCACAGTAGTAATACAACACAGGCGAATCATCTGCTACAACTATTGTTGTTATATAAGGAGAAGGATTATTAATTGTTACACCTGTTGTGTACTCTGTTCCACTACCATGTGTACCATCTGAAGTTGTTGAAAATCTAAAAGGATGATCTTGTGCTGTTGCATCACTCCAATCAAACGTGTAGGTATTACCTTCAACAAGTGTCTGTGTTTCTTGTTGTACTCCATTAATAAAGTATTTGTTGCTACCACTCACATTCTGTACTGTTACTGTACTAACATGAGTGCTTCCAGTTGATGCGATACCACCTCTTGTAGCATATCCAAGTACAGTAATACTTGCTACTGCTGTCGGTACACCTGAACCAAATCTTACTCTATTACATATAGCCGCACTTGTTACTGTCGGTGTAACTGTAGCTGAAGCATTAACCATAAATTCAGCATTTGCAGTATTTGATGCTACTGCTGATACTGTTGCAGTTCCTTTAACTGTTTTAAAGCCA